CAACAAGATGATGAAGGAAATGATGGAGGTGCATTATGGATAGCAAATTCAAAATGTTTAGATGATCTTATTCCCGTAATTAGAGGTTAATCAAATGCCAAATTGGACACAAAACGAAGTTACCTTTTCTTCAGCAAAAACAACAAACATTGAAAAAATAAAAGAGATCTTTGAAAAAGGATCTCCATTTGGTCAGCTTATTAAAGAACCTAATTGGCCTACCGTTCCATTAAAAGGGAATGAATCAGTCAATTATTTTAAAGAGAAATCTTTAGGTAAAAAAGGAGAGCTACCGATCATTGAAGAGTTTAAATTAAACAACGGAGAAGTTATGACGTTGCATAAATTTAAATCTACAAATGAACAAGATACTAGATGGTATAGTTGGCGATTGGAAAAATGGGACACCAAATGGGACGTTCCAAAAGATGATATTGAAATTACTGAAATTAACAATGGTTCTATTGTTATTGGTTTCAATACCGCATGGTGTCCACCCATTGCTATATATAAAAAACTTAGAGATAAATATAAAGATGTAAAAATGGAATGGTGGGCAATAGATGAAGATGATGACACTAACGGAGAGGGGTATTATTTACAATGAAAATTACAAATGATGAGCAAGCATATCTCCAAGCATTAGTTCTTGCAATTACCGCACCAAATGATGAAAAATCTTTAGCGTGTCAAAAAATTGCAGCATCTATTGAACCTCGTTTAACCGAAAAACAAATAGATTTATGCAAAAAAGGTATAGAAGTTTGCATGGAGTTATTATGAAACTTAAAGAGTATCAACAAAAAAGGGCATCACTTGATGATGCCTACCTCATGGGTGATATTTCATTATCTGATTATGCTAGAGATTCTATAAATCTTGACTTCAAATATAATCAATTTATGTATGAAGATGAGAATTATAAACAATACAAAGAAATCACTTCCCCAAATCGTAATGGTTTGGAGGAGGTTATTTTCGTTCCAATGAAGAAAAACTCTAAGTGTAGGAGAAATGGAAAATTAATCAAATGTCCTAAATGTGGTAAAACTCAAAAAGTTTATCATCTTGCATGGTCAGCTTTAAAATGTCAAAGTTGTTCATGGGATAGTGACAAAATGGATTGGCTTATCGAAAGAGGAGTTCACGAAAAATGAATTTAACTGAAAGAGAAAAGTATCTTCTTAAACGTGCAGTTTTAAGATTTGGTAATTTTGCTTTAGCAAAACGAGATCTGAAACTTGTTCAAGAAATAGAAGTTTTAGAAGATAAAGTGAGAGCTACATATAAAAACGAGGAATTTAAAGAATGAAAAGTGAACATAAAGAATACATTTTGGAAGTTTTAACTGAAAGACTTTCTTTTTTTGATGAAATGTCTGAACAAGAATGGATTGATAGAAACGACCCAAATGCAGAGGAACATAAATTATTAGCTGAAATTTTAGTTAATTTATAAGATTTCCAGCTGAACAAAAATTATCCAGGTTTTTTCCAGGTAAAATTTGCCTGGACAATTTCCTGGTGTTTTTTATTTTAATTTATTATATTTTTCAATTCTTTCCTCAAATTTTGACATTGCCCATGATAATTCATACTCATTCATAATTCTTACTTGAATGGCCCCTTCTTCTTTCGCAATTATGATTGCAGCTTGCTTTGCTTGAATGCCAGTTAAGTGTTTTAATCCTAAATTATATGCTCCGAGCTGGCAAAAATAATCTTCCAGATATTTATCAGGCTTGTCTTTACTCGAACCAGTTGTCTTAAAGTCAGTGATAGTAAGCTTTCCATCTATATCAAGTAGACAATCAGCCGTGCCAGCAAACCCTAATGGGTGATAAATACTAAATTCTATACTATGAATGGAAGTTATTGATCCTCCATCAATCCAATCTGCCAGACCTCTGGCGTGCGGTTCTGCCAACCAATGTACTTTAGGGGCCGTTCCCTTCGCCTTTTTGATTGCCCACTCCGTAATGCTTTTCGGAGATCTCGCCAATCCGTCTTCGTAAGTTTTCCAAGAATTTCGTTCATTGCAGGTGTTCCTAATAAGTTTTGATGCTGTTTTTAAAATATACTCACAATGTGAATGGGCTTTCGTTCCTCTATTTGCTGCTTGCTTTCTTATGCTTTCATTTCCAGGTCTTGCTAACCACTTTGCTAAAAATTCTTTATCTCTTTTACTCTTAGTTTCACTTAAAATATGCGTTACTGAATGGTATTCTGTACCTTCTTTATCTCTATAGACTCTGAAGTTTCCTCCGTCTATTCGTTCCAAAGATTTATGTCTTAGAACTGCAAGAGCGTCCTGTTTATCCACTCCATCTATTGTTAGTTGCATTTTTAAATATACTTCCCCATTATGATTCTATACTAAAATGAGCCATTTGCAACCTCTTCATCGGTAATATCTATCCATTCTCCAGATTTAAATTCAAAAATAAGTTCATGGTCTGGTTCATAATATATCTGACCTTCGTATGGGTCAGCTGGAAGTCTTACTCGTACCATTGTTCCAATATTTAATAAGTGTTTTTAATTCTTGAATGCGTTTTTTTGCAGCATCAATGCGTTCTTGTTTTTTCATAAAAAAAGTTTGGGGCTTACAGGTTGCTTTGCTTACTTGGAAAAGGTTGCTATGCTCGCCCGTGAACGAGATTCATTGTGGTTCTTCTCCAGTCCTCGATGGGAACTCATATCATCTTTTACAGTTTCCTATTAATTAAAAACGATAACCACACACGTTTCGAGGGAAAGTAAAAGGAGCAGCAAAGTTACTAGATGCGATGACTACGAACCTTGCCCAAACATTACTAATCTGTCATCTCTTCTAGTGGATTGCCACCTACAAGTAAATTCTCTAAATAGAATCCTTCCTTCATCCTTGCGTCATAAGCTTCTTTAATTTCTTTCTTATGAACTGGACTTTGTGGTTTTGGAATAATTGAATAACTTGTAAATTCAGATGAACCTCTTTGTTCTTTTTTCTGTGTTAACTTCCAATTCCAATCAGCTAGATTTTCATAACCTTCTTCTGCTGCATATTCTAATATCTGTTTTCTGATAGATACCTTATCTACAGCAAAAATCATTACCTTCTTTTCTTCAAAAGAATATATAGGCCAAGTTAAAACTTTATCTATATTTTTGTATGGTCTTTGTTTACCAACGTTCTTAGGATCTTTTGCGTCCCAAAAGTTATTCTTCTGCCTTTCCCAATCTCCACCTAAAACCATAAGGATAGTATCCTCATCGGGTAATTCAGTAAATTGAAAAGTTCTTGCAGACATATAATCGTCCGAAGCTGTTCCAGGAGGTACTGCCCATACACTGAAATAACGTAATGGTTCTTCAACGCATAAGGCAAAAGTTGTAGAGGCTTCTTCCTGTACAGTTGCACCTAATTTATTAGGTTTCAAAAATAAACTACTTAAAGAATTAGTATCTTGAGATGCTGAATCTTTAACAATGTCAGTGTCTAAAAGTTGCATGATTTGTGCTTGAATGTGCTTTTGGTGTCCTAAGTTACTTAAGACGTAATATCAACATAAAGGGGGTTTCCTTTTACGTCAATGAATGTACAATGTGAAAACTTCTCTATTGAATGACTTATCCTAAAGAGAAGTAATCACAGTCTACCTTGCTAGTATAACACATGAGTTTGTTAACGTTTGTAAAGTCTTTACCTGCTGACTTTGTTTGTGCTCCTATTTATAAAAAAGGATCTAAATTAATATCAGGAACTCCATCTAAAGGAAAAACTCCTCTCGAAGATAGCCACCATAGAAAATACACTCCCGCAGATGCAGCTTTAGCTATGCGTCAAAACTTTGACCTACAAGCCATAGGTCTTTGGACAGGTATTCGTGGTAATGGTTATGTAATTTTAGATATTGATGCAGAACTAAAAATATATGAAAAATTATGGGGTGATGATCTACTTACCGCACCAAAGATTACTTCTACTAAAAAGAATGCAGCTAAGTTTGTTTTCAGAATACCTAGCGATAGATGGACAGGTTTAAGAGGTTTTGGTCTTGGTGATAGAAACTATGAAATCTTATGGGGAAGGCAAGGAGTCCTTTATGGTATGTATCCTGGGCATGAGCGTACAAACACTCCCGAAGGTGAATATACATTAGTTGGTGATTTACATAACGTTCCTGACGCTCCTGAGTGGCTTATAGCTGAAATGAAGGAGAAAGAAGATACTAATATCATTAAAAAAGATATTGACTTCACAGATCGTACCCAAGATGAGATTGCACAAATCATCTCAGACTGCGTTTCTGTAATTCCTCAAAAAGGTACAGGTAGTAGAGATCATTGGGTTCGTGTAGGAATGGCGATCCATTCTGTATTACCTAATGATATGGGTTTGCATTTATGGGCTTCTTGGTCTTCTGAAGATCCAGATTACGCTAAAGAATGGGAACAAGGTAATCCTTGTAAAGAAGTTTTTTATTCTTTTAAATCTAAATCCAGTGGTATTGGTCTTGGTACTTTAATTTGGCTTGCAGATAGAGAAGATCCCGAAAGAAAGAGATTTACTGAAACTGTAAAAAAGATTGTTGAAGAAGCGGAAGCTCGCTTCGTACAGGAAACAAGATTATCCGTCCCAAAGTTTGAAGACTTAATTAAAGAAGCTAAAGATTTGTTGGATATAGATAATCCAGCTGAGATGAATTACAAGTTAAATGCTTTATCACTACGAGCTGGTTATCGAGATCAGCAAGGTATTGAGAAGTTATTGATAGATCAGATGAAATATGAAAATTCTTCTGAGATAATGACAATAGAATCCTTGATGAATTTGGAAGTCGAAAGAGCATTTACCGTTCCAGATATATTGCCTTCACCTTTTACTGTTTTGCTTTTCGGTTCTGGAGGAGATGGTAAATCAATGTCCGCTTGGTCTCTTGCGAAACACGTTGCAACTGGCGATCCCTTTCTAGTTCGAGGCAAATATATGCCAGTACAGAAGGGTCCAGTTCTTCTTTTGAATGGTGATCAGTCAATGGTTCAGCTTAAAGAACAGTTGGAGGATATTGAATATCCAATGGACACCGATACTTACATTCTTGGAGATTGGTCGCTCCAAAACTATGCAAAGTTTATAAAGTTGATGGATGCTATAAAACCTAAATTAGTTATCATCGACTCCTTAATTGGTTGTAGTGGAGGAAAAGGTTTTGATGAAAACAAATCTGATTTTGCTACCCCTCTTTATTGGCTTACACAGAATAATGGAACTTTATGGGAACCAACCTCAATTCTTATAATTCATCACGCTAACAAAAATGGTGGGTTTAGAGGTACTTCTGCTATCAGAGATGGTGTTGATGAAACATGGGCACTTAAAAAACCCGATGATAACTTAGTTGGCAGAGTTGGTAGTAACGCTCGAATTATAGAAGTTGAAAAGTCTCGTATCGGTAGGTCTGGTCTTTCCTTGATTATGAAGATGGAAGATGACCTTACTTATAGTATATCTGATTTTACTCCAGAAATTGCATCCAACGATAATACACCAGCTAATATTACCGATAAGATTTTACAAAGAATTAGATCAGTACATCCCGAAACTCGTTCCAAATACGATCTTTTATATGATCCTTTGATTGGAGGTAAAACTGGAACTATAAGAAAATCTCTCCAAAGATTAGAGAAGAGAGGTCTTATAGAATTTATAGAAGAAGATAAAGAAGGAAAGAAATATAGAGCTATCCTCGCACGGGGGGACTCCATGAATAGTGTCCCACCTACATTAAATGATAATGATAGTAAGGATATTGGTACGGGACAGGGGGATGGGACACCAAATAACTGTCCCACTAGCGTTGATGATGGGACACTTGCTAAATAAATAGCTTGTCCCACCCTACTTGTCCCATCGTAAATCTAGGTTATAACTAAGATTAAAGCGTTTGGGACATTTCGGACGCTATCCCCCCGCGTGAGGTACATGGAAAAAACACCAAGAGACATTATTATTGATAGATTGATGGACGAAGTTAATTTATCTATGACAAGAGATATAGTTACTGTTACTCAACACCTAAAAAAATATAGAGAAATAAGATCTGGTAAGCAAATACAACGTAAAGCAAAACGAAATGATCACAATAATAGGTGGAGAAAAACTGACACTCCTATAACATGGTAGTATAATAAAATAAACAGCTAGTTTATGACACCAGTAAAGAATCAAAAAGACTACAATAGGATATTTCGTAAAGTGCTATTTCAAGTTCTTATAGATCCTAGTCGTTCCAAGTTATTTAAAGATATTTGTGAAGAAAAAGGTAAGAAACCATCTGCTGTATTAAGAGATTTGGCTTATAAATACACAGAAAATAACTCAACAGATACTCAATATCAAGATTCATTATCTGAAGATATAGAACTTAGCAATAAAGCACAACAAAGTCGTATCGAAAATGGTTTTAACTGGACGAAAGAGTGAAACCTATAAAAATGTTAGATACCTTTGCTGGTATCGGTGGTTTTTCCTACGCTGCACATAAACTGGTAGGAGGATTTGAAACTAAACAATTCATAGAAATAGATCCTTTCTGTCAAAAGATTCTTAACAAACACTTTCCTAACGTACCAGTCCACGATGACATCAGAACCTTCTCAGCTATCTCTGGACAATATGATGTCATATGCGGAGGCTTCCCTTGCCAATCCATATCCGTGGCAGGAAATAGAGCAGGAATTACCGAGGAATCCAGATCAGGTATTTTTTACGAACTCATGCGAGTCATACGCATGGTTCGACCAAGATTCGTTGTCTTGGAAAACGTGGCAGCGATCCTTAATAACGGGTTGGACATCGTTCTCGGAGAGCTTTCCCAAGCAGGGTACGATGCAGAATGGTCAGTTATATCTGCAAGTACATTGGGAGCCTGTCATCGAAGAAGCCGATGGTGGTGCGTTGCCTACTCCAACAGCGAGGGATTACAAAGGAAGGACTTCCGTAAAATGGAACGAGAAATATGGTCCCAAAGTAATTCCAGACGTCTTAACCCAGACTGGAGATCATATGTCAGTAAGCCCATACTTCCTAGAGGAAGTGATGGGTTATCCAATCGGGTGGACAGAACTAAATCATTAGGAAACTCTGTCGTACCAGCTTGTGCTGCGATACCATTAAAACGTGTACTAGATCTATACCATCAATGAAAAAGAAAATACATTCTTCTAGAAAACTTCAGATCTTAAAAGAAAATAGAATACAACGTCTTGAAAAAGAACTTTTAGATGATGAACTAAAAGGATATGATCACTATGTTTTTATAAACCAAAGTAGAAGAGCCCAGGTAATTACAGATGGTAAATGGGTTACAGAAAATATTAGAACTTCTGTTTTAAAACATAATTATAAAGTTCAAAATGTAAGCAAAATGCTGATAAAAGATTTTACAGATGAAGAAATTAAGGAATACGAAAAAACTTTTTTATCGGATTAGTTTTCTTTTTTTTTCTTACTTGACTTACAACAAGATTAGCTTCTAGCTCTACTAATCTGCCTAACATCGAAGCAAGAAACATATCTTGTTCTAACTTATGTCTAACTAAGTGAGTACAATATTTTTTTACATCAATAATATTATCAGTTGCCATAATTTCCCTACAACGCATTTCAACATCTAACTTCATTTCTAAAGGTGCTTGCTCAATGTCTATGTTGAGAAATTTGTTAATTTTCATTTTAGGGAAAAAGTTGTTGTTCTAAAATTTCAACGGCTTTATCATCAAGAGTATTTGTAGTTTGTTTAGCAAGTGATTTCAATAGATCTACAACTAATTTCTTAACAGCCGTTGTTGTTAAAAACGTCATCAAAATCGGTTTTAAAATTTTATACATAAAGTAAAATATGTCTTACTTTCCAAACATAGCTAAGATGCTAGTATAAGACAAGAGTCTTAACTTTTATGGCTGAACAAGAGAAAAAACATTTAGATGATGATAAGCCTGATTATCAGGAAAAAATAATGTTCCTAGTTAGCACTACTGCTCAAGGAGCTATTCTTTCTTGGTGTTTAATAGTCTTATCTCTTGGATATATAAAACTTCCCAATAAACTATTTGGTATGGACATTCCAG